GATGCTGATGCTGATGCTGATGTTGATTCTTGTAATGGTTCTTTTATAAATACCGACATTCCGACATCACCCATCTTTCGGTATACGTTTATCGTAATTCTAATTTTGTTTTTATGTCGTTTCATTATAAGCGATCTTATGAAATTAGATGCGAAAATATGGGGACCACATTACTGGTTCTTTCTAATGACGACTGCCGTGAATTACCCAGATCATGTTAACGATGTCGTGCGTAAAAAGTACTATGATTTTATTCAGAACTTTTCTATGTTTATTCCTGATCCAGAAATGTCGTCGGAATTCGATAGAATGTTGAATAAATATCCAGTTACACCTTATTTAGACAATCGTGATTCGTTTATTCGGTGGGTTCATTTCATTCACAATCGATATAATGTTATTCTCATGAAAGACGAGATATCTTTACATGATGCGCTTGAGAGATATTATTTACATTATCGCCCCAAACCTATACAGATATTAGAGGAACTGAAATACCGAGAGAAACTTGTTTATATGATGGTGGTAGCTGCTCTAGGGTATGCTGCCTATTATTATCATAACAGATGAATACAACACTACATAGATTTATTCGCTGCTATATATAACTGTTTACTAAAATGATAAAGACTGAATATATCGTATTTATTATTACAGCCATTCTTATCGCGAATACCTATTATGATGGTCATCTGATAAAGATGTTTCAAAGCAATCAAAAATGGATTAAGATGGCGACATTTGGGTTCATCGGTCTCTCGCTATTCATGTTTTTACGCCGTAATCCAGAAAACTCTAGGCAGTTGTTGTATCATGCCAACGATATCATTAAATATATGCCGATCAGTAAAGGCACCGCAGATATGATAACACCGTTTTTCGATATGACGAGGGGTTCGACCCCCCACGACGGTGGTGCTATAGGCGGGGGAGTAGGCGGGGGGGTAGGCGGGGCGATGGGTCGTGCGATGAGTAGTGCTGTCGGAACCCCTGCGCAACCAATCGCACGCTCGTCTTTCGGGGGCGGACCTCCCACCACTGCTGCGGAACGCCGGGTTCTCAACTCCGGAAAAAACTCTAGCAAACGTAGTGTTAGCGAAACAAAGAAAAAGTATGTCGCCGCACAACAGGGATGGAAATGCGGGGATTGTCAACGTCAGCTTCCAGCATGGTTTGAAGTGGATCACGTAATTGCTTTAGAACATGGCGGTTCGAATCACGTCGATAATTTAGTTGCTTTATGTCGCGACTGCCATGGAAAAAAGACCGCGATGTCGTTTCTGTAATTTATCGCATCCGTCGATTAAGGTCATCCGTAATCGGGGCGACATTATTATATATTATAATTATAACTGGGTGTTGTTATCATTATAACAAAATATAAATGTCATCACCACCATCACCATCACCATCAGGAACAGCAACGGCAGCAACAGCAGCAACAGCAGCAACAGCCGTAGCAGTAACATCATTACATGATGACACCGTTGAAGCCGTAAAATCTATCCAAGAATCATTCCATATTGACAAATTATTGAATTATCTTCCGATAATTGTACTCGTCATAATAATATTAATCAGTATCGTTTCATCGGATTTACTAAAAGATAATTGGTCTATTTTCGCAACATTAGTCATCGCGTTCGTTTGGGTTACTTTCGTTCATTATTTTTCTCCGACAAAGTATGTTAAACTCAAAGATGAAAATCCTCCATCCACCTTTTTACCAAAACTTACAACTTCATTTGATATTTCATCCAATTGGTTTTTATATATTGTAGTACCGATTCTTATATTTGGCCTAGGTCTTGGACTCGGTTTTGGCAGTATTAATGTATCAAATAGTGGAAGAAATTACGACCCCCGTGAAGCGTCGGTTGGTATGATAACTGTAGGTTCAATCATGTTGGCTGTAGGTGTTCTTTATTTTTTATCTATTGGGCTCAAATACTCTATCTTTAAGGATACATTCAAATGGATAATTGATAAATTTAATGTTTTACCCTTACCCCTAATTCTAGTGTTACTTATAATTGGAATTCCGTTAATTGTACGCGGTAATGAAATAAAATCTGATTTTGACGGTAAATTGAATAATGATGAATATTCTAGTAAAGAATTCCAGGAATCACTCGCAAAATCTGGAGCAGAAACGATGCTTGGTATTGGTACATTTTTTCAGATTGCGGTTTTTATAGCAGTTGGGTATTATTTGTGGAAATATACAAGCACAAATGAATCCTTAGCAAAACCATTTTTAGGAATCGCTGTGATAATTATTGTTGGTGCTTTATTAATATCGAAAAGTATGGGAGCGCCTGGGTTTGCATCCAGCGATAACCCATTTGAAAATAAAGCGTTTATGGTTCACGCCGTGATTTACTTGATTGTTGGGCTCGTATTTTTAGTAATATTGTTCGGACAGACCGAGAAATTAAATGTATTAAAGATAGGTTTTGGTGGTTTGAGTGTAATACTAATTATTATGATTATAGTGGCGGCGATATTTCAACAAATCAAAAATAATGAACAAATTGACATGGCTACATTAACAAACGATAATGACAGCGTTTATTATAAACAATTAAGAGATGAGGCTGTCAAGGAATTAAAAAAAACGAATCCAAATGCGACAAACGCTGATATTGAAGCTGCTGTATCGAGCCGTTTGGATAAGTTACGCGAAAAATCGCAAGGACCAACTGATGCTATCATGTGGATATTTACAATTATTTCATTAATTATCGTGGCGTGTATTGGGCTTTTTTGGGTACGTCGAAAAACCTTAATTTCTGACAGTAGCATTATTACTAGCACTGTTGATAAAGACAAAATAAAAGATGACAAGATGTTTTCAAATGACTGGGATAAATTATTAACTGACAACGAGGGTGAAAGCATGACCATCCGTTTGGCCAAATGGTTTTCATTCGTCCCGTTCTTATCGGTTATATTACTCATAATGTGGGTATCTATCCTTTTTACGAATGTCACTACTTCACCCGCTACAACGAATTGGATAGGAAATACATTCTCCGGTGATATGTTTCCACGTGTTAAAGAGCTTATCGATACATTTTTTATCGTTATTATAGCAGGTCTTTCATTATGTGCGATTTTATTGCTGCCGGTTGTCAAAGAAATGAATGCTGGTGGTCTTGAATCGATACTGAAATTCGCCGAATCTGTTCAGGTGTGGCAGTTCAATAAGAATGATTCAAACCCAATTCGAGGTGGATGGGTTGGTTTCCTCACGTTTATTGTCGTAATCGTCGTTGGTCTCTCGTGGTGGTGGGATTATTTGGTGAGAATAAAACCGGAAAAAGAGGCAACCACCGGTGTGTCATTACCGATCGTTCCCGATAATTGGGGATGGGCAATCGCGTTTGTTGTTCTTCTCGCAATTTGCGCAATACCGACAGGTTATAATATATGGGGAGGATTTCATGCTGATTTCGACAAAGAAATTATAGTGAAACGTATCTTACGACAGTTTATGACAACTATTTACCTTGTACCATGGTTGATTATCGTGTTGTTTCGTGCCGGGTTATACTCAGTTGCGTCTTTGTCTGGTATTCCCGATATCGTGAAGAAACGCGATGAAACCATCGACCTATTGAAATTCTGGAAATGGGATGCCAACGAGACCGACCTTCGCATGTTTCCGACAGATGGTAACAAACCAACACCTAAGAGTGCGACATCGATGCCTGCTGCTCCTGCGTCTGCCGCTGCTCCTGCCGCCGCGTCTGCTCCTGTCGCCGCGTCTGCTCCTGCCGCCACTGATGTCGGCATCAACGAAACCAAAGTAAGCGCAATCGGTAAGCTTATCAAAGTGATCTTGCTAACAATTTCATTCGTCATTTTAATTCTTGCGATCATTTACTATGTCTATAAGATTGACGCCGAATTCACGAATAAACGTGGTGACGCTGATGCCACAGCATCCGGTGGTTTCGCAGCACAAATGAATTCGCCCACCGCGCATACAATATATGTTCTGATCGCTATCGTGGGTATTGCCGGTCTTGTCGCATATCTTCGAGAGAAATTCACAAAGGCCAATAATAAGACACCTGAGAATTATTTATTCGATGACATGAAAACAGAAGACGCGACAAAACCGCTCCGCCAACTCGCATTTGGTGCGACACATATTATTTACGTTATATTGATGGTCGTTGTTTGGATCTATGACCGCGACAAAGATGATAAAAACTTAATGTCAGTTACGGGAATGACAGTTTTAGGTCTCGCTATCCTGTTTTTTCATTACGGATTAGAATTTATCGATACATTAAATCCTAACAAGAATGCTGCGGAAACTGGCGCGGATGTACCGAAACCATCGGTCACCGACCTCTTTACGAATATCCGGTTCATCATTAATACCGTTTTCTTCATCGCGTTATGTGCGCTTGCTTACTATAAACAGCATGGTGTTATGGTTGTATTGATACTCGCGATGTTCATCTTTCATCTCACAAAATCCATCATAGGATTGAAGCTACTTAAATTGTTATGGCTAGGTATTATTTATATTCCTTGTCTCTTCCTTGACTTCCTTCAATCGTCTCAGAGTGCGGTAGGTGATACTACTCGCCCCATCTGGATTATTGTCGCTATCGAGATACTGCTTATCGCCATTTTATATGGTGGTCCTTATCTCATCAACTATATCGGCGCGTCAGCCTCGCAAATGGTTGCTGCTCCAGTAAGCTTGAAAGAGAAGTATGATACGAATTTGAATACCCAAAGCCCGCAAATTTTTATTTTCCACAATACAGGAATCGACCGAACACCGGAAGACAAAGCCGCAAATTGCCCAGTCGAAGAAAAGAAGCGGTATAATTACTCTATTTCCGGATGGTTCATTTTAAATAATACGGTCAATACGAGTAATGGAGATTTAGAGATATTTAATTTCGGTAATGTTCCTCGTTTGACGTATAATACATCTACGAATGAATTGAAATTATTTTGTAATACGCTGAATATCTCTGGCACCCCAAATACAGATAAGGATTCCAAAATTCCCATATACAATTCAAAAGCTAATTATAATACGATTACTTCTGGAAAAAATATAGAAAATGAACCACGGATAAAGATATTACTTGATAATGACGATGAACTTGACGCACCAATACCTATTCAAAAATGGAATTACTTTGTAATAAATTACAACGGAAAAACGATGGACTTCTTTTTGAATAACAAACTTATTTTTAAGAGCGATTTCATCATGCCAGATATTCAATTGAAACCGATTACTGTTGGCGACGGTGATAGAACAAAAAGGATGAAAGGATTGAACGGGTCGATTTGTAATTTCGCATTCCACAAGGTTCCATTAACAAAAGAACAAATAAGATGGACATATACTATGTTGAAATCCCAAGACCCGCCTATGATTGGAATGCCAACCATCGTGGATGATGTCAAGCAGGCGGGTTCTACTGACATATATTCGAAGTAAATAAATGTATGTAATAGAAAAAGAATAAAAAGTAATATAATATCTGTAATATTTATACGAAGTTATGAATTCAAAACTAGTTCTAGCAGTTATCGTAATTCTTCTGTTATTGTATGTTATTTTTAAAGCATTAACTACGAATTACACTACTTTAGGAACGATGCAAAAATGGTCAAACAAAACCACTTTACAAAGTTCAAATCTACCGAGTACATTTAAAGCAAATAGCGCTATCTCGATTTGGTTTTACATTAAGAAGTGGGTCAACGGAACTGATGTCGTACGGTTTCATAATACCGCAGCAGGATTAACCAACGATAATACAATATTCCGCGTATTATTTAAAAATAATACAAATACGATCCAGATTTTTCCAAGGAGTGGAGCGAGCGATTCGCAGTATGATTGTGAAATATCGGATTTCCCTCTTCAGAAATGGGTCAATCTCATCATCAGTTTCAACGGTTCCGCGATGGATGTCTATGTTGATGGTAAAATGGTGAAATCGTGTGTTGTCAATTTAGGTTCGCGTATTCAAGAGACCCAAAGTATTGTTTTAGGAGCTACTCCTAGTATTAGTACAGACGACGTCGGCTTTATCACAAACGTCAAACTGAAGGCGGCGCCAATCGCACCTCAGGAAGCATGGGATATTTACTCGCAAGGTTTTGGTGGAAGCCCCTGGAGCGATCTCCTTAACAAGTATAAGGTGAAGTTAAGTTTCATCGTCGACAATCAGGAACAAGTTAGTGTTAGCACGTAATAGCGCGCACAAAACAATACGTTCATTTCTAGAGTATGAATGTATTGTTTTTTTATTCGATTATATTAGTAACCTATTTAAAAAAAGTATGAATGACAGCAGCAGCAGCGGCAACGATGAAGGCGGGTTTTTAAAAGGAATAACATCTAGTTTCTCGAAACCAAGTGAAGCAGGATTTTCTTCATCTGGAACATCTAGTGGAGGTTTTGGTTTGAGAGATTTTATGGAATCTAATAGCTTGGTCGCAAAATTTGCCTTTATTTTAATGGTATTTATCGTGTTTTGGGTGGCTGTGAAACTGTCCATTATTGGATTATCGTATTTTATGCTTCCAAGTATGTCTCCTTTTGTGTTGAACGGAACAGCGAATACGGAAGATATGGCGATGACTATATCACAAGATCCGTCCAAGCCGGAATCAGTTTATATATCACGTTCTATGAATGAAGATGGTGGATTAGAATATACATGGTCGGCGTGGTTTTTCATCAACCAGGTTCCATTAAAAGAAGATAGGTATTCAAGAATCTTTAGCAAAGGCGGTGAAGGAACAAAGTCGTCTGAAAATGGTATTTATTACCCAAATAACGCACCTGGATTATATATCCGCTTTACAAAATCAGTAACAGATACTAATCCGGATAGAACCGATAAAGGTGTAAACGTGTCTTTACTTGCGGTAGTAGATGTTAGTGGAAAAAATGAGAGTAGTAACAAACAGGATAATTTACACGAGAAACTTATTGCTACGGATATTCCTATTAAAAACTGGGTGAACGCGGTTATTCGAGTAACAAACAACGTTATCGATTTATACATCAACGGACGGCTAGCTCAGCGTCGCAAAACAGCAGGAATCCCCTTACAAAATTATGGAAATGTGAATATCGGTGAAGATAAAGCGTCCAATCGTTTTAGTGGATATATTTCAACCATACAGTATTTTAATTATTCTATTGGCGCAAATAAAATAAAGAGCATCGTGGATGAAGGGCCTAATATGAAAATGGTTACATCTAGTGGCGACTCATCGAATACAAAGAACGCGGGTTCTTATTTATCAAATAATTGGTACATGCGGTAATATTTTTTTACAATCACATATCAGCAATACTTGGTGTAAAAAAATATAATGGGCGACGTTCCACAACCGACATGGACGCCACCATTACAACAAGATAGTCAAACCGGTGATGTTTATTTCTTTGGGGGCGATGGAAATAGTAGATATAACGTATACACTTTAAATTATACAACAACCTTCACACTTTTACCAGGAACATTTACATATCCGAGTACTTTACCAGGCGTAGGTCCGCGTGATACAGATGTTCCATCTCAACTTATTGAATTACGTAGCACACTTATTGGCGTGATTCCACTTATTAACCTTGTTTCAAATAATACAAGTACTGGTATCACATTTTCAATCCCAACAAACAATTACGCAGTATCAGTTGTATCATTTGATCGTGACTATTATGTTATTCCACAGGCGTCTGGTGACCCCGGAAACATTCCCAACGAAGGCGGATTATATAAAAATAGTGGTGCTGAGAATATACGTCTTCCTTATCGTAACGCCCTTGTGATCAAAGGTGTTTATGATAGTACAGGTGGTTATCGTTATGACAATCCGTCGATGACCATTCGAATGGAAATAAAACAGGCAGCAACAATAGCCGGTGTCAGTCCGGCTTATGCTGAAAAAAAGATATTCGTTCCACTTACAATTCTGAAAACTCAAACAACTATCGGTTTAATTCAACCCTTTACTGGTGTTGGAAGTAGTAAGTTTAATTCAATTCCAGACGCGACCGGTAATATCGTCCGCGAATATTTGGATGGATTTATTGATTTAAATTTTCCGGATTTCGCAACAACAGACCGCAAAAATGTACGGGATGGAACACCTGATTACACGCAAATAGAATATTATTTAAATGTTACGGGTAATGATTTGCGTACATTCGATAAAAGTAATGAGTATATAGAAATAACAGGAAATAGAATTAGAATTAAAAAAAGCACAATATTGACGAATGGAAATCACACCATTATTGATATCAAATTTCTCCAAGAAGAAACACCTATTTATCTAAGGTCATCTCAGCGTATCGGTGATACAAATGGGAATACAAGAACGATTCGAGTTGTTATCAATAAATCTACTCCTACATTTTCGAATCAATTTCCTGTACTTAATACCGGTGATTTAAACACGATATATAAACTGCCGGACATGAATAAAATG